ATGGCGGGAGTAACGATCGAAGAACTGGGATTGCGTTTTGTGCAGATCTGTATGGAGAATTACTGGAGTGGCTGTCTGCTGCCTGTATTTTTTCTGGCAGGTATACTCTGGGATATTTTTTACCGCAGGAGAAAAGAATCCAGAGTGTTCCTGTATTATCTAGTCTTTCTGGCACTTACGGTATATAATCCGGTTCTTGTAAAATATGTGATACCAAAGGTACATTTTGAAAGTGAATATTATCGTTTTATCTGGATCCTTCCGGTGATCCCGGGTGCTGCCTATTATGCTGTACGGATCGTAGAAGCGGTAAGGTTTCGATGGCTGAAGGCTGTAACAGCGCTGATCCTTGCGGCAGTGATCGTCACTACGGGGACACCTGTTCCCGGCATTGCAAAAGATTATGTGATGGCGGAAAACATCTATAAAGTCCCGAATGAGCTGCGCTCAGTATGCGATGTGATCCATCAGGACTGCGATAAAGAACAACCCAAGGTTGTTTTTGACAATGAGCTGAATCTGGTGGCTAGACAGTATGATCCGTCACTGATCCTTGTTCTGGATCGTAATTTTATCCTGTATCGTGCAGGAAGTACCGTGGTAGGAAACTACGAAAACAGCAAGGCCTACCAGATCCAGAAAGTGATCATGGATGTGATCAGTTATCAGATGGATGTAGGGATTGATAAGTTCCGGCAGGTATTGAAAAGAACGGAAACCGATTATCTCGTTCTTCCGGTAGATCTTACAAATCATGACTATATCCGTCAGGCAGGATGTACCCCTATTGCACAGACAGAAAAATATGTGGTATACAGGTTTGAAGGGTGAATGTGTTCGCCCTTCTGGCCTGGAAAAATGACCAAAGTGCGTAAAATGATACGGAGAACGGAGTGAACAGCAACCATAAAATGTGTGATGAATATGTACTGTTTAAAAAAATCTTTACAATTTCATGGATTTGTGTTAAAATCATAAACAGTGTAAAACTACTTTGATAATTTCATACCTGAATTTAGAAGTTATGTTTTTCATTATGCACCTGTAGCTCAGTGGATAGAGCAGTGGTTTCCGGTACCATTTCAAATTCCTTGTATTCCTTGTAAAATCAACATTTCTTAAAATTATTCCCCATTGTTTCACCATTATCAAATTTATTTATATCCGTTCCCCATTTATATTTCACCATTATGTAGAGAACATTATCTTGAAAATTAGTTGGTAAAAGATCAAAATGTTCATTGCATAAACATTGTTCATTAAGAGTAAATTGTATATACAATTCTGCGCTATAATATGTTCACATGTTTATAACTATAATTTCAAAATCATACCAATAAAATTATCAGACAATTTTATAATACAAAACATTGACACAATATGTTATTCTTGTTATACTAATAGAGCAATTTTCCATATACTCATATATAGTTTTTACATCATAATAGCACATGGATATTGTATAAAATGGGGTGTCTGCACATCCCATTTTATATTTTATAAGATGAGAGGAATATAATGAATAATTCAGAGAAACATATAATAGAAAATGCAATACAAAATGTTTCAGAAGATAGGGCGACAGAAGAACAAAAAATACTAACAGAATTATATTATGCGTATTCACTAAGAAAATCATTAAATAATGTGTATGAAAAAATAACTCCGATTAATACAAAAGAGAAAGATATAATCAAGATATTTCAAAATTTTGAAGATACTGTAAAAACTTTATATGATTTATTATACGATTATTGTGGAAGTAGTCAAACTTATACTATTGATAATATTATAGAATACACACAAGATTTATTAGCTGAAAAAATTAAAATAGAAAAATCACGAAACAAAAACATGATTAGAAAATTATTCAAAGTTGTTACTTGTCGTAAATATATGAAAAAGGATAAGTGGTATAATATATCAGATATTATAGAAATTATAAAAAATAATGATGCAGATGGATTTCAATTTTATCGACAAAATTTAGCGTTAATAATGACTGATCTTGTTGAACGAGGATATTTTACAGAAAAAAGTAGAAAAGTTTTTGCAGGATCTTCTGGCATGAGATATTTTATGAAAACAGACAAAAAATTTATATAAAAATAAAACGTAAAAAAATAGGACATAGTAATTTAAACTATGTCCCTATAATGTTGCAATAGTTAGAGTATAACCATTGCTGTTTGAAATATGTATGCATTCTTTATAGTAAAATTGATTTACAAAAATGTCAATATATTATAATATTTTTATCAGTTATTCTTTCGGTTCTGTATATGTAAGAGCTTGTTCTGAGTCTGTAACACCAGCAGTAGTTGGATCAGTTACAATACCAAGAATAGATAACACTGCAAATAAAGCATTAACTACAGCAAGTAACTTATTTCCAAGGTCACCTAAATCTAATGTGATTCCAAATACAGCTGCAATAACTTGAATCAATAATAAAATTGCAGGAATCAATGCGATCCAAAATGCTTTGTTTTTTGCTCTAACTAACCAGTTAATATTCTTCATAATATTTTTCTCCTTGATGTTCTAATTTATCATGATTGAAATTTACAGACATAAGTTTTTTGTATTGTTCTATTACAAATTCCATAGAAGATGTCACTCGTCCATTCTCCATACCGTTTTCTTCAAGAACTTTTTCGTACTTATCGTAGATTTCAAGAACATGATCATATTGTTCTTTATTATATCTGCGTTTATTCATAACAGCATTTGCAAAATCTAATAACTCAAATCTCATATCGTCAATTTCTTTGCTTATAAATAATTGTTTTAATTCAGAAATCTGAGCACTTAATCCTTGCTGATTATCTTGTAACTTATTACGAATTTCAATACTTTGATTATGATATTTTTCTTGACTTTGGGTAAAAGAAGTTTCTACAAAATTAATCTTATTTTCTAACCTATCCATTCGTTCATCTAATGCATTTTGTCTCAATTCTTTACCAGATTTTAAATCAAGAGATTCCATTAATCCTTTTCGTATTTTTGTAAGTTCAATAATTAGTAATGCAACAAGGATTATAATTAATATAACATTAAACCATCCTTGTGAATTTAACTCATGTAATATATCAATCATTTCATTTATCCTTAATTCCTTTCGTTAAATTAATAAAATTAAATCTTCTTAATATATTTTCCAAAAACATAACCAGTATATTTTTTGGCAATCTGAACCTTATACCATACATTTCCAGAACTATCTTTTTTCGTTCCAAGAACATCAACTTTATTGTCTTTATTAAGCGTTGGATATCCAGAAATTTTAGCATAACAAGTTCCTGCATCTTTACGTACAGCCACATCATTTCCGGTACATTTTCCAACATAAGGATATTCAGATTTAATAGAATTAAGCTTGTCTGGAGTTGTTATTTTATTCTTGTCAATATAACCTGTGTAAGTATTTGCAATTTTGATTTTGTAACGAGATCCAGACAGTCCAATAACATCAACAAGATTTCCTCGATTAAGCTTCGGATATGTGGCAAGAGCAGTAGCACCAGTTGCTTTCTGATATACAGATGTTCCATCTGTTGTACATGCACCCACGAATGCTTTAAAGTTTTTATTTTCCTTTGCGGCAATTACAGAGTCAAGTTTTGTGATTGTGTTCTTTCCTGCCTGTCCATCAACTGCAAGATTATATTTCTTTTGGAAGTCTTTAATTGCATCTACTGTTGCATTACCACAAACGCCATCGACTTCAAGCTTATATCCAACTTTATTGAGTTTTGTCTGGAGAGCTTTAACATCATTTCCTTTATCACCATATTCAATCCAGTTTTTAGTTGTGGCAGTAGTTGTGGAAGTATTTGTGGTAGAATTAGATTTAATAGATGTAACAATGGAATAATCAGGACGACAGAATTTTGTTCCTGGAAGTTGTGAATTATAATAGGTTTTTTGACATATTCCCCCGCCGTTGCTGACCACTCCAGAAGCACCAGATGTGTTTCCTTCAATCGTCCAGAATTGATCACCTTGAACTTTAATAACCAATCCAGTATGTACAAATTCTTTCTTTTTGTTGCTCCAAAAAATTACAATATCACCAACTTGAGGATTGGCGTATAGCGTAAATAAATTTGCCATAGTAGGACAATAAACGTATGGCCAATGTCTTAAAAGTTTCTTCGCAGTTTCTAATCCAAATGCTGTCATCATATCCCAACTGATCTGACATGCACACCAGGGTTGTCCTTGATAAGCAGGATAAACATCTCTCCAATACTTTGTGTAATTGTTATAACCTGCATTTGCTGTTTTGCTATCTAATTGAGCATTCGTTGCCTTTTCGAGATAGCCAATTTCATTTTTAGCAACTGCGATTAACGCATTAATTGCTTGTTCTTTTGTCAATTTGTTTCCTCCTTCCTGTTTATTTGTATTATTTATAGAAGCGTAGTTTTTATAAAAAATACTACGATCTACTTTTGTAGAGATACCAGGAATAGTAGCTTTACTTGAATATTGCCATCCGATTCCTGCTTTAGGTTTTACTCTTGTTTGCATTGTTCCATTATCAGGATCAGGGTAATGGGCAATCCAGCAATCATATTTTTTTGCACCATCAGGAAGATAAGTGTTGTACCAACTTTCGCCGCAGTAAATTCCAAACTTATATCCAGCTTTAAGAATAATTGCTCTAAATGCATTAATCATTTGCATCATTATATTTTTGGAAATGTTTCGTTGGCATTTATCTTCAATATCAAGAAAAACAGGATAGTTAAGTTTTCTTTTATTAAGAGTTTTTACTACAATATTTGCTTCTGTTTTAATCTGCTCGATAGAAGTAGCATAGCTATATTTATAAACCCCAACAGGAATCTTATTATCAACGCATCCTTTGTAATTTTTCTCGAAAGTGCTATCTAATACATTTCCTTTTTCAGTAATTCTCAATATAGCGAATCCCATACCGTAATTAGCAACAGTTTTCCAATCTATGTTTCCTTGATTTGCAGAAACATCAATACCTTTTATTTCTGACATAATTATCAAGCCTCCTTTGCGTAAAAATAGAGAGCCTTGAGTTATATCAAGACTCTCTTATAAAATCTTATTTTATTTCATATTTTATCGAGATACGACAGCGCAATTCCGGATGAGGTTAAGACAAGATTTTCTGACCCTGGAGTATTCGCAGTCGAAGGGAATTTCCAGAGAAGTATAGAAAACCCTCCCGGAATGTTATTCAGGTCAGTACTTTCCTTCATCAAGGACTTACTATTTAATCTGTCCATTCTGACCAAGAATCTACACTTTTTGAATATCGAATCTTGACTTTGCCAGACATATAGGCTCTTTGAATTACACTACCAGCCGTTATGTCGTGCCAGGGAGTTATTGTTTGTAGAACTAAAAACGCTGCGACCTGAAAAGGGTCATTCACCGATAAATTCTCTTTCAGCTCATAAACAACTGTTTTAGGATAATTCGAATAATAATATTGCGGTGGCTCGTTTGCTAATCTTGTATCAATAATTTGTGCTCTGAGCCGGCTACCATTTAATTCATTAAGTGCCCCGATAACACTCTTATTCGATGTAGCTAATTGGTTATATACTTTGGTAGCAAGTCTATCTAAAATCCAATTTGCAAAATTATTAAGAAATCCTTTTTTCATTCCATCATCAGTTTTAACTAAGAGAGTATTGCCATCTGCGAACCCCCCCGATATCTCTATAGTTTGTTGACTCTAAATTGTTTGCTTTTGTACGAGCATCAGTATCTTGAATTTCATATGTTGATGAATTATTCGTTTTGATATGATCAATAACTGCCATATGTAGAACCTCCTATTTTATGTTTACGACCTATCCCGAATTGACGTTCTAATTAAAATGTTATATAATATCGAACATAAGTTTAGGATAGGAGATTTTTATGAGTTACAAAAAATTAACACCTGTAGCTGTAATTGCATCATTTGACTCAGAGGGAAACATCAAACCTCTTTATTTCAGATACAAAAACGAACGAATACAGGTGTCAACAAAGATGTGCATTTCTCAAATGCACGATATTATATTTTCTTGCGAATACATGATTGAATATGATAATGCTGTTAGAACAATAGCATTACTTTATAGAACAGATGAACATAAATGGTTTATCATTAATCAAGATTAATCACTTCATTTTCCAGATAATCCGACCAAACAATTTATAATAAGGTTTTACATCTGGAAGATAATCAAATACGTAATGGTCAATCCAATCCATTAGAGGAATTATAATCATTGAAATAAAGCCCCACAGAATAGTAAAAGGCAAACATATCTGACCATCAATATTTAAAGGCATATTTCTATAATCCCATATGTGATAATCTGTATTGAATATCATTCCAAATATATATTCAACAAGGGTAGCAAATATTGTACATATTCCTATTTGTAATGAAATATCCGTTTCATATGAAAACATATTGTTCAAAACAATCATTGGAATGGCGCAAATAGACGCACAAAACATCATTGTGATATCTGAGCGTCCTCTAAAGATTAATTCTAGGCATACATATACATAGCCAGAGAATGTAAATAGTAATAGGTATTTCATAAAACTACGTAGTGATTTCATTTTTTCACCTCCTAAATTTCTCTATATCTCAATTTTGATTGCAACATTCAACAGAAGAGAGTAAAATGAAGATATCAAACTATGGGAGGTACAGAGAATGAAAAAGAAAATAGGTATTCAGTTTATACCATGTATTGTATTAATGGCGATGCTATTATTATGCATGGTATTGACAGCAGGAAAAGTTTCAGCTGGTGATTTTTCTGATGGGACAGCAGAAGCGGGAAAGTATATTGAGGAAGATCAAGTAAAACCGCAGCCTCCTGTTATCACAGATTTTAAAATCAACAACGATTCAATTTTGGGGTATGGAGATAGATTGAACATTAGTTTTAAAATTGCTAATAGGACATATGATAATTCTGATCCTGATAAGAAAACTTTTGTTGGTAGAATTGTTTATGAACATAATGGATCGTATATGCCAACAAATTTATTCTATAATCCTAAAACTGATATTATAGAAAATGTTTTTAATCCTAATGAAGTGTTTAGCAAATACAGAGCAGAAGGAGTATATTATTTTAAATATTTTTATGATGATTTATTAAACAGTTATGAATATGCTGATTCTACTAAAAATAAAAGCATATTAAAAATATCAAAAATGTCCATAACATTCTGTGAAGATTGCAAAAACGGAAAGCATAGAATTGATACTATAAAATACAAAGAACCAACATATAAAGATTATGGATATTCAAATTGCCAAAAATGTAGAATTTGTGGAACTGTAATAAGTGGAAAAGTATTAAATCCTATCAAGCCATATTGTAAGCCATCAACTACTAATGTTACAATGTATGCATATGCAAACCAAACAAAAATTGTCAAAATTAATCATGCAAATGAAGATAGCATATATCGAAGAAGAAGTAGTTTGGTTCATAGTTTATATACCATTAAGAAAGGTAAATCGCTTGATGCAATTACAATAAAACCATATAATAAAATTGGACAATATACTATTGAATTAACATTGAATAGTGGATTAAAAACAAAAATAAATTTAATCGTTAAATCCGCAAAAACACAAAAAATCTACGGAGTAAAAAAGAATATCACAATCAAAGTAGGTAAAAAATATACTTTAAAACCAAAACTTTCTCCATCATACAGTAAAGACAAAATAAGATATTCTTCTAACAACAAAAAAGTTGTAGCGGTAAATAGTAAGGGTTTAGTTACCGCAAGAAAGAAAGGAACTGCATATATCACAATTAAAAGTGGTTCTAAATACATAAAATGTAAGATAACTGTGAAATAGATTTCTAAAGGCAATAGACTTTAATATGGTTTATTGCCTTTTGTTTTTTATTTATTATTTAACTGTGATTCCAGATATTCAATTCTTTTTTGTTGCTGTTTGTTTTGTTTGTATAATTCCTGAATACCTTTAATTGCATATTCACTCAATAATAGAGTATCAATAGATTTGATATTCATAGTACCATCATCATCATAACCGCCACCAGTAGTAAGAAGAGGATCAATTAACTCTAATTCATCCGCAACGCATCCTAATTCTTGATGCACTCCTGTTTGTTTCCAGTTAAATTCTCTAATTTTCATTTGCATAATTTTTGATAAAGCATTAACGGAAGAATCTTTTATATCTCTTTTTAATCGTATGTCTGAACTTGAGCCAGTAAATGTTGCTGTGCCCCATGATGTAGATCCATATTGTGCTCGAATACTGATTTTATTTCCTGCTCGAGATTGTAAAAAAGCAACTTTGGTTTTATTACTACCTGCTGATGCTATAGGTCGTCTAAATACGGCATTTGCATTAGCATCTTCTTCTGCATTATAATCAAGAAACGCAAAGGAACTTCGAGCTGTTACTTTTCCATAAAATCCTGATTCTCCATCGACATGTAACGTACTTTTTAACGTTGTTCCACTTTTAACAGTCAATGTTCCACTTGTATATAAATTTACTCCCATAGAAGTGTTTTTATTATTTGTATATATAGCAGTAGCATTAATTGAATTAGCATATATTGTTCCTTGTGTGGCCCCTATATCTCCATTAAAAGTAACTGTTTGACTTCCAGGTAGTATTTGAATTTCTGCTTCATTTGAACCATTTTGAGAAACAAGTCCAAAAGACAACATACTTCCACTCCATGATACAAATGTTCTTTCGTTTTTACCATTACTATCATATATCTTGTAATATTGCTTTGCGGTTAAACTACTTGCATTAATAGTACCTGTAATATTGACTTGAGAAGCATACAAATTTCCTTCATAACTAACTCTGAATGGTGCGCTATTACTAGATTGATTACCAGCCCAAAAAGCTTGATCTCCACCCATACCAACACAAGTAGAACCACTACCGGCAGCTAGATACGTTTTAGTAACATAATATCTTCCAATCTTCATCGTGCTTCCATCCCATGCTAATGCACCGTCATTATAACTAAAAGTACCACTTCTCAAATTAATCCATCCATTAGTACCAGAAATATTATCTGTTGTAATTTTAGCTGCTGTAATCGCACCTGCACTAATCTTATCAGATGTAATCGCATTTGCAGCAATAGCATTTGCCGTAACTGTACCTGTGTAAATATTTCCACCATTAATATATGTAGAGTCATTATTATAACACCAAGCAGAAGATCCAGCCAATTGCGTTGCCCTAGTAGAACTTGCGGGTAAATCTGCATTTCCAGAACCCCATGTTAATGTTACACTTGGAGAATCTATATATTTAAGAATCCTTGTATATCCATAAGCTTCCGATTTTTTACAATATATATTCCATGTACTTGTAGCAGTTTTCTTTATATACCAATCGCCACGTCCAGTTTGATTAAAGAAGTTTAGTCCTGGATCAGTATTATTTGCATTTATAAATTGTAAATTAATTTCAGAATATCCATATCCTCTTGATTGCGCTCCAATTACCATAGCTCTATCAATGTAATTGCCAATAATTTTTATAGTTGCGATATGAAAATAACCATTAGTTTTTCCATTGCCTTCAAATACTGCATAATTAGAACTAGCGTTAGTAATATTTAGCGTTCCATTTTCAATACTACAGTTACCAATCCTACCACTCGTAGCAGTAACGTTACCAGTAATTGTTGCATTTGAAGCATACAATGCGCCAGTCTTAGTAACACCAAACGTATTACTTGCTGTAAAGCACCAACCATTAATTGAATTTGACCCACCAATACTCGCATAACTATTAGTGCCCGTACATATCAATACACTATCAGATTGACCCCAAGCACCATTCTGTATAGTATTTTCCGATAAACTAAATCCACCAATCTTACCAGAACTACTTACAATCCTACCACTAAAGAAAGCATTGCCTACTGCATAGAATCCATATCCAGTAGGATTTTCTCCATTAACAGCAGGAAGTCCACCTAAATATCCCATTCGCACAATAGGCTTACCATCATCAACAGTACCATTATAAATATCAATACTAGATTTCTTATCTTCATTATAAGACGACATTCTAATTCCTACAGGTCTGTTCTTAGTTGTACCATTAACATTAAGATTAACTTCATACATCATCATTTTTAAATCACCAACGGCTGAACCAGAATAAGTCTTACCTTGTTCAATTCCTGCACAATCATCAGTAGTTGCAAAATTTAATGTGATATATGCTGTTTTAGCAGTAGTAGTATTTAATTGTCTTGCCATTGTACCATTTACTACACCAAGAACTGATGTATTGATACGTCCCATAAGTTTAATCTTACTACCAGAAGTCCATGTTTGACCTCCAATAGTAGAACTTATAATATTGTTATCAGTAATAGTAAGAGTAACAGTAGTGCCAGATTTTGAATTAATATATACACTTGGATTTGTGAAGATAATACATGGAGATACATAGAATGTAGAACCTAGATTTGTAATATTATCAATCGCCCATGTTGTACTGCGAAGTTCATCTTTAACATAGACATTATTAAATATAGCTGTTGCAGCATCCGCATTAATACGTGAAGAAACATTGACGTTTGTTGCACTAACATTACTTGCAACTAAATTTGAGCTTGAGCAAGTTACTCCATTGATATTTAGAACACCTTTGTTACCTTCAATAATTCTCGAAGTATAATCATTATTGCTGTTATCAAAATGAAAATCTATAAATGGAGTTGAAAAATATAATTCCAAACCTGCGTTTTTAACTGTAAGACCTGAATCTGAAAGCAATCCACCATATATATTTGCACCATTTGATACAGTAAGACCTTTACTTGCATTTAATCCTACTCCACAGATAACATTTGAACTATTTACTTTAAACACCCAACCATTATCTCCAACTTGAAATGCTCCATCAGTTCTCAATGTTCCAGTACCACAATAAATACCTGATGTAAAATGTCGTGGTTCATTAATACGAAGCCAAGAATCATATCCCATTAATGCGGTTTTGCCATATATTTGTAATTCACCGTTATCTATGTTTATGTTTCCATTAAATGTGCCACCGTTGCTAAAATAAGCCTTATTCAAAAATCGTGAACTACCTGTCACGATTAAATTATTTAATTGAGCCAAATAAATCGTACCTCCTTTCAAAAAAGAGGACGATATTATTCGTCCTCATCATCAATCATAAATGATAGCATTTCAAGGTCTGCAAAAGATGGGTTTGCATCTTCAATATCATCAATAGTGATAAGCTTGAAATTGATTTCGTTTTCTTGTACTAAAAGTTCCTGGTATTTATTCTGGAACTCATCAAAATATTCCTTTTTAACAGTTCTTGTCTTGATCTCTTCACCTTGTTCATTCTTTACAGGATTACCTTTTTCATCTTTCATAACCTCTTCTGTAGAATGTTCATCATCAGCATATTCGGACTGAAATTCTCTAAGTGCTTCTTCATAAAGTTTATTAGCTTCTTCAATCTTTTTGAGATTTACACGAAACGCCCACTTTGCTTTTGTGTTAAAATTCTTAATAAGTTCAAAAGTAGGAGAGTATGTTTTCTCATTGCCATTTTCGTCTTTTTCAACATTTCCTTTTTTATCAATTACTTTTTCTGTACGATTGATATACGCATAAATATTGATAAGTTCTACATTCTTTAGTGTCATTTTCTTGAAATTACTCATATTAAAAATCTCCTTTAAATTAATTCATTCTTTTGATTAGTTGTTCTTTGTTTCAGATGATGATTCCGTTGAAGAATCTGTATTCACATTATCTTTTGTAGTATCATCTTTGCTAGATTCATCCTTGCCAGTTGTATCTGTATCAACTTTTGGAAGATATGGTTCTACAATCTTCATCATAAACGCTTTGGAAGATGCTACGATTTCATTTACACGATTCATAGATTCTTCTGGAAGTTCCATTCCATATGTAATTTTTGTAAGTTCTTCTTTAGATTCACATACTTTGATTAGCATATTGATGGCATTACAATATGTTTGTACATAAGTAGAATGAAGATATAATGTTGTATAGATATTTGTAAAATCTACTACTGAAAACATTTCGCATGGATTTCCAGATGAATGATACGGAACTGAAAGTTGTTCAATAGGAACTCCCTGTCCTAACAATTCTCTAACCGATGCCATTGCAGAAGCAGTATTACTTTGATCTTCGAGAGTGAACGTGAAATGTCCTGTGCTTCCATCTGACATAACAATGTCCTGTCCATTAAAAATATCCGCTTGAGCAGATTGTGATACTTGATTATGGATATATGTTTTATATTCTTCCAAATCCATCTCATCCGGATTTACTACAGGATTGATTTTAGCATCAAGTTTTTGCACTTGATTCACCAAATCAGCTTTTGTTAGATTGATTTCGATAACGTCAACAAAACGACTTTCAGGCTCATAAAATTGTGAACTAAAAGCCATAGCAGAAGAAAAGCTATCATATGCTGTAAATGCAGCTAGGAAGTTTTCTCCTGCATAAATATCTAATTTTTCAATATCATTAAAATCTGTTTTAACAGATTGATAGTCCGATGTAATAAGTTTTAAAGTGGCATTTGTTTGGAACATAGAAGGATTCCATTCATAAAGCCGATATTCAACTTCTTCACCACTTTCTTTTTTTGTTACTTTTACTTTAAATAGAGCCATATGTTTCTCCTTTAATTTTCTATAATTTCATTGCAACTTATATAAGTATTATGGAATTTTGTCTTTACAGAATTGGAAGATAAGAGGTCAATATAATATTTCTCTGGAACAATCAGTATATCGCTGAGAGTTACCCATGCAGTTCCATTTGAATAATCACTTCTCATACTAATTCCGAATTTTGTTATAGATGTGTTTGTAGATGTAAATGTAGCTTTATATGTATAAACACCAGTAATCTTACTTAATACAACATCACGTGGTCGCTTTATATTATTTAGTGAATCTGCAACAGGATTTCCCGTTGTCCATCCATCATTTTGAGTACCTTGAAACTGCATATCAAAAGTTCCACCAGAGTTTGTCTTTGTAAATCCATTCCATGTAAGAGTACATTCAATGTAGTATTTTACATTTGGAGTTACTGTTACGACACGTTCAGGCATACACGAATTTGATCCTGTGTTTGGTGTATAAGTAACACTATTTTGTAAAGCCATTCCATTTCCATCAACAAAAATAGACATTGCTTTGCACTCATATAAATTTGGAACAATAACATTTCCATTCTTTTCAATTGTTGTCATGATTCAACCACCTCACCTGCTAGTATTACTTGTCCAGTCGAAGTGATAGATGCTGAATTTTGATACAATGCCTTAACATCGTCTGCACTAAGTACCGTAGTAAACATTCTAAAATCAGAAATCCATCCACAGAAATTTGTATTCCATTGTGTTCCTGAATAAGAGTTTCCCAATGCTAAATATTCCATATCTGCATTGATATAATTTAATGTAGTATATTTTGTAATATCGCCTTTTCTTGTACCATTAAGATACCAATAAACACTTCCACTATTAAAAACATATGTGATCATATACCATGTATTTAATGATAAACCTTCATTTGACATGCCATGTCCATACTGAGGTGCATTACTCCCTATATAACTCCAAAGACCTGAACCTTCTGTATTTACAGCTAACCAAGGGAAATTACTATTAGGATTATTTAAACCTGATAGGATAGTAGCATATCCACCACATCCACTATCGAGCCTTACCCACATATTAATGGTCAGACCCCAAATTGTCTTTTTAGCATAAATTGGATTTGGAAATTTAAGATATGATTTTGCAGAAAAATAATAACATGCGTCATAACGTGGAGATTGCACGCCAATACCAACCGATGCGTTGTTAGAAGCCAATGATAAAGTTGTATCAGTAACACTCGCATTTTGTACAGAAAGAATAGTATCATCTACACTTACAGAATCATCTAAAATATTTAATGATGTATTAGATACAGAGTATTGCACGCCAATACCAACCGATGCGTTGTTAGAATATCCAGAGATATCCGATACAGAGGAAGTTACCATTTCATTTGCGATAAATGAATATTTTTGTCCTTCTGTTACTTGAATATCTTTTATGTCTACATCAAAAGTGTAAGACATACCACTGGTACTCATATCATTGGTATAAAATTCTACCCACGGATTACATGTAACTGTGCTACCTTCTCTGTTAAAATTTGCATTTATAGTTTGAGAAACAGTATATTCATGCCATTGTCCATCCGCATTTAAAGTATCTATCATAGTTGTCACCCAATCATTATCACATCTAGCAGCTCTTAAAAATAATTGAGTATGAGACTTAGAATGACAACGTACTTTACATGAATAATAATATGTCCTTCCTGCGGTAAAAGAGAAATGACTTCCTATTTCCAAAGATTTCCACATATCTTTTCCTGTACCTGTATAGGACAATTTGTATTTATATCCACGTTCATTTGAAAGCTTTGTTCTGGTGATATAATTGCCATCATAATTCAAAGCACCTTCTGCAGCATCAGCAAAATATTTATTTGTAATTCCAACTTCATAGATGTTGTTCAATGGATAATGAATGATTTGCAAATTATAAATACTTCTTATTTGCTTTTGTGAAATAACTTCATCATATATACGAAGATCGTTCATTAAACCAAAATAATTTGCACTACCAATTTGAACATAACCTGTAAGATAACCACCATTACCTACATCTGTTCCAATTAGATTTCCATTAGTATACGATTTAAGTTCCGTACCGTCATACGTGACACAAACATGATACCATGTACTATTTGAAGAACCTAAAATTCTACTTCCAGCAGTGATTGCATTTTTATCATTATTATGAAAAGAACATGCACGAGGATAAGTTGTACAAGATTCAAAACGAAAATTACTTCCATAAGAACCATCGGTCTTTTTATCACCTAACTGCAACATTTGATTCCAATCAGTCTTTGTACTCTTATCAGCTAACGCCCAGAAACACACACTGAATTTTTTAGCATTAACTAATCCATCTGCCATAAAACTAATAGGTGAAGAATTTGGGACATTTAAACACTTTCCAAAAGTGCTACATGTTCCTTGCACATAATTTCCCGAAAGATTTGATAAATTACTTAGCCCTTGATTATTAATATTTCCAATCATAGACATCCATACTTGTAATCCCAAACAACCCCTCCTTTCTATTTTTTGAGAGAGAAGATAAGCTATGACACCTATCTTCCCTGTATTATGAGAATACGAAGTTCAAACATTGATTTGAACTGTCATATTGTAAAGCACAGTGATTATCAACATGTACTTGACTAGCATATAAATGAGGTACATCAAAATATTCATTACCTTGATTTCCTCTGACAGCTAAACCAGCAGGCCATCTTACAGAATCATAATCAGTATACATTAGTTCAACTATCTGACTTCCATCTGAATTTACAAACTTAATCTTCGGATTATTTGCGCCATAAGCAATAGATGCAGATGTATTACCTTGAAGATGAAGTAAACCAGATCTTATTCCACCATTATGAACAGACATTGAAGAAAATGTCGCTGTTCCCGAAACTCCTAATGTGTTTGTATTAACAGATGATGCAAATAAGTTTGCATCTATTGTTGCTCTATCAGTGAAATTTTGTTTTCTAAAATAGAAGTTTCCATCTGAGTGGAACAATAATGTTGCAGCAATTCTATTAGCCCAATGGAATCCTATCGCAGGAGCATATGATATGTCAGATTGATTAGATCCTACACACTCGTTTTCACGAATTTGTAATCCTCCACTAGCAAATCGGTTTTCAGCACTAGAATTATACCAACCATAAACTATTGCTTGTCCAGCTACATCGTATGTTCCGTCAAAAGTTCTTCCAAATATATATCTTGTCGTTTGAAGTTGGGTTGCTGAACTAGCATTACCAGAAAAAGTTCCTTTGAAAGTGGCGGCGTTTACAATACTATTTCTACAGTCAATACTAACTGCCGATTTATTTGCATACTGACCTTCGCACGAAGTTGTAAACGATACTCCCCACCACGAAGAAATGACAAGATTGTTTAAACTTCCTCCAACATCTGAACAAGCATCAGTGTCACCGTTTCCAATGTAACAAATACCACGAGAATTATAATTTGTATTCCCTGTCATTGTTCCGCCAGATAACTTCAAGTAAGTGGAATTAATAGTATTTCCGTCTGAATCTGCTGTAGCTCGATTAACTGCTGTAGTTCCTAATTTACTTACTATATTAGCCGCAGTAACACTATAAGCACTTGCACTTGTAATATGACCAGTAGAATCAACTACAATCTTAGGAATCGTAAGATAGTTTGTAGAATCAGCACCATAAGTTCCTGCTGTAACACCAGAAGTATTATGAGAGAGTGTAGCGACACCTTTTGATATTGTTGCTTTAATATATCCTGTTCCTTTAATGCTGTTTGCTCCAACCGTACCAATATCTGAAACAGTAATAGAATCAAGTTTTGATTTATCCGCAGCTGACATATATCCATTTACTGAACCTGATGATGCACCAATAGCAGTTAAGAGTTGTTCTCTGCTTACTGTGATTTTATTTGATGTAACAGCAAAATCCGTTCCATTCAAACTCAATGTTGAAGCATAATTATGAGTATGTCCACTTGAAGCTGCACCAATAGAAGATAAGCTAATATCTGACGTGCCATCAAAAGAAGCATTACCAATTTTACGTGCTGTTTGAAGTTTGGTTGCGGATGTGGCGTTACCACAATATTGTCCATCTGTATCAATATACGATTTTAAAGTATAAGAAGATTCATTTTCATCTTTAAAAGCAAAGCCAAACCCATCTGACTGAGTGCTAGAACTGCGAAGATTTCCTATTCTCCAATTTGTGTCATACCATTGAAAATCAATTCCTGTAATTATTGAAAGAAGATTATGTCCATTAAGTAATGTTCCTCCCGCAAGAGCACCATTTGCCATGTTTAATGTTCTAATTGCGTTTGATTCTGCACCAACAGAAAGAACTGTTTGATCGCCACAAAGATTCCATGCTTTTGTAGCTTCTCCATTCAAATTACCATTAAATTGAGAAGCCGTAACTTGAGTCGTTGTTCCTGCTCCATCAGCATTATTAAATACATATTCTGTAATTAGAGGAGAAGTAGCCCCATCAGACCATCTATAATTAAAATGAACCCTTCCACCTTGAAAAGCGTTTTTATAAAAACGAATCTCATTAACTGCAACAAGATTAATATGGTTTGCAGTACCAGAAAATGTCGCATAACTTGCGCTACCTGAAACATTACCAATAACATTACCTGTTAATGTTCCCATTAAACCATTTACGAATCTTGCTGTACCATTTACGATCATATTACCAACAGTAATCGAATCAAATTCTGTAGATGTTGCTTTTAAATATGTTGAAGAAATCTTATTTCCTTCATCATCACAAACAGCTCTGTCAGCAGTTCCTTTTAAAGAACCATGAATAAAATCAATGTAAGCTTCTGAAAAATACCATGTGCTAGTACCAAGAGAACTATGACCATCACCAGCAATTCCAGACTGATAAGGAATCAAACCATTTACAGTTGATCTTATCCAGTCTGTATCATTCCCATCTGGACGAGCCAATCCATAATAGCCATTTTTATTATTTGCTCCTAGCACTCCTAAATTCGCTCTTGCTTCATTGACAGTAGTTCCGCCTGTACCGCCATATGCAATAGATATAGAACCAACATTAATTGCCGCTGAACCATCATAAGCTTTTCCATTGATGCTCAAAGCATTTACTACTTTTTTCGCTTGATTTGCCGTTGCATTTAATGTTCCTGTGACTGTCAAATCACCTTTAATAGTTCCACCTGTAGTAGATAGAAAAACATTTCCACCAGCAATACTTTGATTTTTATACCAAATAGAACCATCATAATCCACATGGAATAAATATTCCCAATCTTGAGGGTGAGTAGTAGGTGTGTCTGCTCGTCTAATATATAAGAATTTCTTATTATACGATTTTGCATCTTTACTCATATCTGGTTTTACAATACCAAAATCATAATATTTATTATCTTGTGGATTGAGTACAAATTTGCCATTGTTAAGAGTAGTCAATCCAGATTGAAGGCTTATATTATCGTTCTGGCTTTGTAAATGCCATTCATTCACTACAATCGCAGCATTTTCAGTAGCTTTCAAATAAGAATATTCATCGCCTGTCAACGCACCATCATTGTTCATTATGTCTGTAATGATAGTTGTTCCAATATACCAATTATGTTGCTCTGTTCCAAACCATCCATCTAATGCGTTGATTGTACCATTGAAATATGCATTTCCGATTGTATCTGTATAGAATCCAGGTGTATGAATCATACCGTTGTCTAAATCAAGGAATGTTCCTAAAATAGAATAACCTGCACCGTCAACATATGTACCTTCTTTGTAATTCTTTGATTTGATTACAGAAGAAGAGAGCATATCGGTTGTAATTGCACCTGTTCTGATTCTTCCACCTTCAATAATGGTAGAAGTGCCATCTGGCGATTTGATAACAAACTGATTCGTGATTGCAGATACCAAACTATCCGTAAGTGTGAGAGAAGTAGAAGATGATGTTCCATCCACTAACCATGAGAATTTATCTGATAGCTGTTCAAAAGATGTTTTAGCGTAATTGTTTACCGATTCTGTTTCCGATTTTGTAGAATAAGTTGATTCAACGGTTTGTTTGAATCCACTCATATCTTGTTCTGCCTTTGATACACGAATTGTAAGTGATTGGACAGTAGTTCCGTCAGCTTTACTTTCAAGTGTCGTCTGCATATCTTTAACGGTAGAATTTATGCCCGTAATATTCTTTTCAACAGAAGTAGTTCTATCTCTAATATCTTTAACAGTTGTTTGATCATAGTCATTTATCTTTGTCGTAATATCCGATTCCCAAATTTTGTCTGTAATAGATTTATCTATTTTGCTTACAGTAGAAGATACTCCGCTTAAATTACTATTTATACTTGATAATTCTGTTGCAACGCTTTCTTGATATTCTGTATAGGATACACCAAATTCATTTCCTTTTCCGTCAAGAATATTCGTAATAGAAATCTTGCCATTCTCATCTGTTTCAACAATAGGAAAACTGAGCTTATCTTTTGACACAGTTCCGCTTTGAATCATATCATTTACGATTAATCCGTCAGCGATTGCGCCAGCATGGACACCTGTTTCACTGTCTATTAATACGCCAGTTCCAGTTTCATCAAATAAAGAAAAAGTAAATGCTCCTGTAGCATCTTGTCCAATTTGAACTCTGACATTTCCATTATTGTCATAAAACTGTTGTGTACTATTTTTAAAAGCAATAGAAGGTTTTCCATCCTGAGATATGAGAGTTATCAGCTCTGCTGTAGCCTCATGAATCATTAAATCAGCTACAGAAATTTTTGCAGCAATAATCTGTTTAATAACCGCTTCATCAATAACAGCATTTGCAGATGTAAGATGAATTGCTTGTAAATTACCAACACCTGCATTTCCTGCAAGGATATTCTTTACATTCTCCAAATCAGAGTTAATAACACTGGTATTAATCTGATTATTTACAAAGTCGATGAATGTTTTAGAATCATTTAGACCTGTGATTTTATTTGCTGATATATCGGAGGTAGTGATTTTATTATTTACAAAGTCAATTAAAGTTTGTGAATCGCCCCATCCTTTAATTTGATTTGCTGTGATATCAGAAGTGGAAATCTGATTTTTTAAGAAATCAATAAACGTACTTCCATCTCCACCAGAGATTTGATCCGTTGTAATCTTCGCTGCTTGAATCTGTCCATTTACTAAATCAACAAATGTTTTTCCATCTTCACTACGGATTTGATCTGCCGTAATCGTACCAGTTTTCATTTCATTATGGACAAAATCAATAAAAGTATTACCAGTTTCGCCCTGTAAAAGTTCTGTGGTAATGTGTTTCATGTTCAAATGAGAGTTTACGAAGTCAATGAAATCCCCATTTTGTCCATTGATAAGATTAGTAGAGATTACTTCTGAATCAAGATACTTTGTAAAGAACTCATTGAAACTACCTTTATCACCTTCAATGTTATCAACTTTAATTTTTGAAGCATTAATAAAGTTAGAAACTAAAGTGTTGATTCTAGCTTCATCGAGATTAGCTGTGGTACTTCCAGCAATGTTTCCAACAGCCGTTTTAAATGCTCCCATTTTAACTAATTGTTGGAGTATAGAAGATAGATATTCTTTTTCACTATCTGAATTACCAGTACCAAAAGATATACTATTTTTTGAACCACGATTATTTTCAGTATCGAGTAATTCTGTAAGGTCAGTTCTCCCAGAGCGAGATGTGATCATATTTGAAAATTCAAGTGTGAGATCTTCTGTAACATCACAAGGATTCCATGTGATTCCAGTAACACGAAGTTTTACACTATAATCATCACGAATACCTAGACGAATAAATTTAAGTAATTCAAGTTCTCCTTGCCAATGCTTGAAAGCTTCGATTCTATAAAGATTGTCTAAAGATACAGTAAACTTGAATTGAGGTTGTGCTACCTCTGAAAGTTTCTCAACAGCATCATCATACAATTCCTTTTCTCTATCAATTTCTGTAACAGATGTATCAACAGAAGTAGAAACAATATTATTATTTTGATAATCTTGATCGTGGAAGAGTGAATATATAACAGTTTTATCTTCATCAGTAAATCCATAATCTGCATTGTTAATACTTGCAGATATTTTCATACTCGACATTTGAGAATTATATCCATCAAGAATTTTCTGTGCTTCTTCTTTTTCTTGATTTCTTTTTGCAATAGCAACGGTAAGAGTACCATTTGCACTTATATATCCATAAATTTCTACATATTTATTATGATAAATATTATAACTATCTTCATTACCACTATTAGCTCGTTTTTCTTCGTCTGTTAATTCGCTCCAAGGCTTTGCATAATCTTGAACCTTTTCAAGTTCTTCTGTGTATTTTTTATTTAAAGCATCTAATTCAGATGTTCCATATAAATCCCAATTAGTTTCCCAATCTTTGATATAATCTTCTTTTTTCTCATCTACTTTTTTAAGATTTCGGATAGCAATTTCAATATTAGGAATAATATAATGGAGGATGTCATAATAGGTATAATATCCACCATATCCATTTTCTTGAGCTTTTAATTTCTCAAGATACTTGTCATGGTCAACACTACCATTTGCTTTTGTCCACGGTTTATAAGTTGAAAAATCATTATTCGATGCATCCCAGTTTGGGTCTACAGAAACTTGCAGACTTGTCAAAAGAGAATTATAATATTTAAGGCTTTCATTTAATCCATCCTCGTTCATATCATCCCACTGTTTGATATCTAAATCATCTGCGGGATTTCTATAAATAATATCATTTACTTTTTGGCTTGCATCCGCTACATTCTTAGCAACTTCAATATACTTATTACGGTTATCATCTCTATATTTAATCCATTTCTTTACTTTTATAAGTAATTCATCGGATATGTATGGAGAGCATAAAAAATAGTCCAGATTCATAACATAATAATCGCCATAATTGCAATTAATTACATTTAAATCATCATCTCCACGTACATTGAATCTTGTAAAGATAGAATCTTCATCTACATCAATATCAATAGATTGAGCAAGATTTCTATAACTGATAAAAACTGTTGATTCATATTTTTTATCATTCAGATTTTCTTTTGCAATAGCTTTGATTTTCCGATGAATTGTATCGAATAAAAATAGAATTTCCATGCGTGGGGCAATATAAGAACAACAAAGAGCATATAGATTTGTATTATCTTGTGTAATAGCAGGAAGCTTTCGTGTCCACAATACGGGATCAATATCATCGTCATCTGCTGACCATCCAGGAAGTTTTTCTAATAGAAGATGAATAAACGATAAATCATGTTTATTTTTATTATAAAAAGTAACAAACTCTTTAGCATATCCGAGTTCATTTAAGTTATTTTCCGCAACTTGTTCAAGTGAATCTTTATCACCTGTATTGCATTTAAAATTTAACCAGTTTTTATCTTCAAATTCTTTTTCAAGAGAGTATGCAGTAATTGATTTCTTTTCACTATTTCCATCATTGCTTGTTTTAGGATTCTGTATTTGGAACATACCTAAATCTTCCAAATACACAGTCATGTAAGGAAGTAGCATATCGTAACCTAGAGATTTTATTTTTTTACCATTAATGATAATGTATTCATCAACATCAAATGTAAGTTCATCGTAGTCTTTTACATGACAACTATATTTTACAGAATTAGTATCTACGCCATTAAGTACCGTTAACGGATGTAAATTAAAATCGCACAAATATATTTTCTTACAAGTAGGTATCATATCCATCCACCTACCCTTTTACATGTGTAGTCAAATTCTACCTTTACACTGACAGTCGCAGAACAATCAATTTCAATTTGATTTTCTCCTGGAAGAAGTCTGAGCCAATAAATATTTCCTACATCTTGCCATCCTAAATCTTTATATGCAATTATTCCAGATGTGGTTTGATCGTATGGAATACAATTTTTACAATCTATAACCATATGATTATTTCTACGTGTTAAAAAACTCATAGAATTGTTATTATCAGTTTTATTTTTTATAGTAATAGTAGCATTGGTGTTGGAAGTTTGGTAAATATTCAAAACAGGGTAAACGTATTCTTCTAATTCATCTGTAAGATTGTTTATTGTAACATTTATTTTACTACCATTAATAGAATAGGTTTGACTAAATTTCTTTTTCCCATATGCTGAATTACATGAAAATGTAAAGCTAAGACCAGCAAATCCTCCACTCATCGGTTTCCATTCTGTCTCTGTAAATTTTCCGCAATAAATATCTGTTATATTTCCTTCACAATCATAAATTTGGATGTCTTGTGATAATTTTGGAGATGTGAGCCATGCCTCAACAATTTGTTGTTCTGCTTCTGTAAATGGCGTTTTATCTTTCTTGATTAAACCATATTCAATCTTTAAATTATCATAAATTGTTCCATATTCATTTACAATTGAATGGGCGATAGTAGAATTTCCAGCCACATCATCACGAGTCATTCCATCAACAGAATCTACAGATTGAAATGTTGCTAAAATTAATTCTGTACTTAAAATGATATCTTTGGTAGACTTTCCATTATAAATAAATCCTGCCATTTTATTTGTCCCTCCTTTCCAATTTAAAAAGGTGGACTACCAATGAGAGAGCAGTCCACCAATATCAATTATCCAAATCTTCTTTTATTTTTTCTTATCTCATTTTGAGTATAATCACTAGCTTTTTGTACGATAGTTTGCAAATCAGGAAGTGCATCCCTTGTTACATCTCCTTGTACAGTTATAAGTGATCCATAGGTTAGAGTTACATTTCCGCCACCTTGAGCATCAATTACTTTAAACTCTGGAATTTTCACACCAGTCATAGAGTAGTTTTGTTGTTTGGTAGCCATATCAATGAGCGTTTCTGTAATATCGTGAGGAATTACCATATCAGATGCTTCCAATGGTGTAATCCATCCATCTTTTGTTACGATGATTTCTCGGCCATTTTTATTGGTTAATGCAATACGATTTGAACCTACACGATCCGTACCCTTTGCATAACCATTTAATTGTTTGATGTCTGTTCCGTAATTAAGACTATTCTTTGTAGAGCTTTTATCTGCACTTGTGAAGTAATCATCTGGATTTAAACCAAACTGTTTTAAAATCTTACCAATAGCGTTTTGCATGTCATTATAATTTAGCCCCGATTCACTAATAGCATCACTGATAGCATCTGACATTTTTGCAAGGTCTGAGCTTAACTGATTAGACCACTTCTCAAAATCTTCACTTAACTGAGTTTCAAGATCATCCAGACCATTCACTGTAATGTCATATACATGGTCACGTACAGTATCATCTAAATCATCTTGCTTATCCTTGAGTGATGCTTCAAGTCGTGCTTTCTGTGCTTTAGATTCTGCATCTGTTAATCCCTCAAGACCACGGATTTGTTGCTTAATAAGTTCAATCTCATCTGTTTTCTTCTTAATAGTCTTATCATAATCGTAATACTCTTTCTTTTTCTTGAGTGCCTTTTTACGAGCATCAATTTCTTTGAACATTGCATCCTGTACAGCTTTAGCTTGATTAGTAACAATACTGATTATAGACTGTCTATAACTATTAGCATTTTTCAAAGATTCCTGCATAGCTGAATCATTCCCAGACATTAATTCATCATATGTCTTTTCGCCATATTTTGATTTGCTAGAACCGTTTGCAAAATCATCCATGATTTGCTGACGTTTCTTCACATATGTTTGAAGATTATTCAGTTCTGTATCTAACTGTTGAGAGTTCATCGTAATAGACAACGCACCCATCTCTGTCAGATTTCCAGTGTCCTTATCAACCATCATATCTTCTGTGATAAGATCATTAATAGAACTAATCTTATCTTTTAGCCGATTTGCTTTTTCGATTGCACGATCAAACATTTCTTCATAAACAGTTGTAATTTTATCCTGTTTTGCTTGCTCAATCTGTGTATCAAAATCACTTACTGCATTTTGGGCTTCAAGAATTTGATTGGTCATTTCCAACCATTCTTCTGAACCCTTTTTAATAATTCCACTTTTTACAGATGCATCCAGTTGTTTCTGTAAATCAGTTACTTCATTTTGTTTATACTTCCTTTGTTTTTGTAAGTCATTGATTTGTGTATCATATTTCTTACTATTTGTATAATTTCCATGTGCTTCTGATTTTTCATATTTTTTCTGATGCTGTTCTGTATAATTGGAATATCTATCATTCCATCCACTATAATAGTTTTGGACATTTTTGAATTTCTCTTGCTCATTTGTAACACGCATAGCAGCATATTCAGCCTGAGCTTGGTCAGCATTACTTTGAGCCGTACTTAAAGCATTTGAGAGAATACGTCCTTTATCTGGATTTGAAGCAGTTACATATTTGTTATATGCTTCCAGTTGTTTCTTTAACTTAGGATCTTTTATATTGGAAGTATCAACCTTTTGATTCTTCTTTATAGCGTTTCTCTGTGCGGTCGTAATTTTCCCTTTTGTAGCCAATAATGCTTTTTTAGATTTATTACGATTAGCAACATTATTTTTATGAGTCTGCATGTTCTTTTTTGCTGCTTTCAAAGCAGATTGACGATATGCATTCTCTTGTTTTGATGCTGATGTCTGATAATCCAATAATGCGTTTTGTGCAACAAAAGTTTTCTTTGATTTCTGTTTACTGAGAATCGCTCTTTGTGTTGCAGTGAGATTTTTCTTAGCGTTAGTAAGATTTGTCCGCTGAGTTTTTACATTTTTATTTGCAATTGATAAATGTTTTTGTGCTCTTGTTACTTGATACTCAGTTCTACTAACTCTATCCATATCTTTAGCATTCTTCTTAACCGCTGAATTATATTGCTTTGCTGCTTTAAGAGTTGTACCTTTTAATCCCTTTGTGTTAATTGTTTGTCCTGAATTTATAGCTTTTCGGATTTTCGTTTTTCTGGCAGAAGAAGCATTTGATTTATTTAAAACCGATCTTAAATTAGAAGAAGCTGAATCAACTTTTATAGTTGATTGTGTAGCTACTTTAACAGCATTACCACGTGCTTTTCTCACAGAGGTAAGCTTTTTTTGTGCGTTGCTTTGTGTTTTCTTTGCACTGTTTAATTTTTGTTCTGCTTTTGTTATATTAGGATTATCTACTTTGATTTGTCTAGCAATAGAAGCAAGTCCAGATTTACCTGTAGATAAAGAAGAGATCACACTTTTAAGCCCATTGACTTTATTTGTTAATGTATCAATCTTTTTACCTGCATCCTCAGTTGGCATATTCGCCCATTGTTCATACACTTTTAATTGCTCATTATACAAATTCTGAACTTCTTGCGTACAATCTTTTGCTTTGTCGTAATAATCCTGATATTTCTGAATTGCTTCTGCAAGACCTTTTCCAAAGTCTGTAGTAGTATCCATATCTTCAATATTCCAGTACCCACCTTGAACCGCTTTCTTGTAAGAATCTGGAATAACGATATTCATTTTTTGTTCAGTGTCAGAACCTTCTGGCGTGTAATAATATGTATATCCAGATGCAATAGAATTAGCTTTATTGGTATAAGACTGTGCACCATGTTTATTTGCATTAATTTCTTCTACAATAGCTTTTTCTTGACGATTGAGCATTGTTTTCTTAAATGCAGAAGATACATAATCATTGATACTATTAGATATGTTTTCTACAGTATCTTTGAATTTTGTTAGGGTTCTTGCTACCCAATCAAATACTTGCTCTGCGTGCTTTTGTTTGGAAGTGGTTGAAGAATTATTTCCACCACCACCACCACCGTTACCTCCACCAGAGTTTCCACCACCGCCAGAAGATGTTGGGGTGGTATTTGTTTTGGTGTTGGAAGATTTTGAACCACTGTAAGTCGTATGCTTCGATGCAATACTGGCCTGTTTTACAGGGATTCCACCTCTGACCATAGCCGATCCGCTTGCCTGTGCCAGACCTCTGCTGTTTATAAATCCACGATCCAATAAAGCTTCCGTTTGAAGATGATTGAATACAATACTTCCTGCCGGGATATTTACAAACTCTGCTCCGTTATCACCTACGGTATTCCATGTACCAGTTGCAGGATTCACTACAATTTCACGACCCAGCTCACCTACCAGAGTAGTTCCGCCTGTCTTAGTAGCCCAGTTACCGCTTGCCTGTGCATGGCCTGAAAGGTGATTATACTGTGCTGAACCTGATGCATGAGCTGTTCCACTAACATGAGCTGTTCCATTTGCGCCACCTGCACCTTTTGTTGGTGGTGTTGTGTTTGTCCAGTTCACGGTTCCGGTTGCTGTGAAATGTGTCTTTACTCTGGAAGTTTCATTTCCCCATGATACAAGACCGGAAGAACGGTGTACCTGTGCTGCAAACGCATCTACAGCTCCGGTTTCATTATCCCATGTCACTTTACCGGAAGATTGCTTTTCTTCTGCTGCATAAGCATCCACGGCAGAAGAATCCACACCAGCTTTTACCATGATTTCCGGACTTAATGCCTGTAAAGATGCTGTAATCGTATCTGCGGAAGTAGTATCAATATTTAGCTGTGCCTTGATTTCCGGGCTTAATCCCTGAATCTCACCAACCAGACTGTCCACTTTGCCTTGCGCTTCGGATGTATCTGCACCAACTGAAGTTTGTAACTCTACACTGTTCTGGGCTTCCTGAAACTGCTGTAATAAAGATAATGCATTTCCAAGCTCCCCATCTACCTGTGAAGTATCTACAGACATGACCGCAGGAGCTTCCAACATCTGTTTCTGTGTAACACAATACTGGATAACTGCGTTGGCATCATCCACCTGAGAGGAATCCACATCCAGAGTAGTTTTGTAATTCTGCATCTGAGCTATGGTATTGTCCAGTGTCTTGACTTTATCCTCGGTATTATCAATGTCGGAAACATCAATCTGGATATTCATGTCGGTATCACCTGACATTTCCTCGATCCGCCCCTTGGCTTCCCCGGCTGCAACTGCCATATCACCTAACGTTTTTGTGGCTTCGTCCGCCCAGTCAAACTCTCCGCCGAACTCTTCCATCTCACCAAACATGGATTGAACCATTGGCATAGAAAGATTTAATCCCTCCGCAAAGTCCTCCATAGTTTTCTGACCTGCAACTTTATATTCGCCACTGGCTTCATCCAGTTCCATCAGTCCAGCCTCGGTAGCTTTTGCACAGAACTCCTGTACATCAAGACCGATCCGGTTGCCGTCCTCGTCATGATTAAAGTAATGTTCAATGGAACTCATATAAGAAGAAACGGCTTCTGCGTCCTGACTGTCCACGGTATCAGGAACAATAAAATCCACGGCTGCCTTATAGGAGTTAGTTCCGATCCTTCCGTAATCCTCAGAATCACTGTTCTTGGTTACGTTGTCGATCTTTTCCATAGCTCCCATAGCATCATCGAACATATCACCAGATTCCGAAGCGTTCTGTTTGTCAAGCCAGTTCTGGTAAGCCCCAGTTGCTTCCCTGAGAGATGAAGAGAGCAGATCCAGCTGATTGCACTGATTTACAATAGCGTCATTATCCGATAAAAGAGCATCAATACTGGACTGGATTGCCTGTGCCTCCTCACCTTTTGCATCGGTTAATCCTCTTAACTGATCCTGAAGCTGTTCGATCTGTGCAATGTTCTGCATGTACTGATTCTGTTTTTCTGCTTTTTGGCTATTGTTGGTCTGGATCTGTTCCTCAGCTTTAGCTTTCTGTAATTCCCGTACTTTCTCTGCATTCAACTGCAAGGCTCCATTATTATATTCCAGAGCGGAAGTATAATCTGCAAGCTCGTCTGAGTTAAAATCATCCAGAGAGATAGATTTTCCGGTACTCTGTGCATCCAGAACAGATTCCGCTTTCTGGATTCCGGTTAATGCTGCACTGGCTTTATCAATCCTTTCACTGATATCCCCGATGGAATCTGCTGCTTCATCCAGAGAAGATCCGGTACTGGAAGAGATTACGCCCAGCTCTGCAAGCATACTGGCAAGATTCGCCACACTGGATGCGGAAGTATCACTGATAACACCTGCATCTAAGGCAGCCTGTACCAGAGCATTGATCTGATCCTCACCCTCCTGTACGCCATCGGTTTCAAAAGCATACCGGAAATCTGTATCTGAAAGGTTCATATCCTTCAGTGCTTTCGCATTCTCGGAGATGGATTTTCCAAACTTGCTGGTATCACTGCCATTCACAGCTTTCGTGAACTTATCATTGGCAATGGCTGTCTCATTCAGCTCGTCCCGGATTTCTTTTACCTGATCTGCATAAGCGGACATGCCTGTATTCTTCACCAGATCGTTTACTGTGCCATCCAGTTCTGAGAATTTCTGGGATGCTTCTGTAATCTTACTGTTATCTCCATCAGAAATCGCATTGTTATAGTCCTCAACCGCTTTTGCATAGTCTGAAATCCACTTGGAAGCTTTCTGTTCCGTATCACCGGATTTATACAACTTATCATCGGATATCATCTCTGCTTCCTGTGCCTGTTTATAAATATCCTGATATTCACTGAGAACATCCTTTGCTTTTGTCAGACCGGATGCTGCATTGTTAGCAAGCTGATCGGTTACATCCGTTTCACCAAACTGATCCTCAATACCGGAAACCTCAGTCATGAAATCATTCAAAGCGTCTTTTGCCGTAGAAGCATCCGCATTAAACTGAATATCCATCGTGATTCCGTCTGCACTGTCCAGCTTAAATACATCTTCCCCATAAGTTTCCTGAAGCTTCTTAATGGATTTCTTAATTGCTTCGGATTCCTCTGATCCATTATCATAGAATCGACCCAAATATGTATGACGATTTTTCTCCATCTCTTTCTGAGCTTTGTCAATGCCTTTTTTGTTTTCATTCAGGAAGCTTTGGGACTGTTTTTCGTTCACCTGATCCAGTAATGCAATCTGTTCTGTCAAAGAACCATTTACAAGATCAATTCCAGCTACTTGATTACCATATGATTCTGTTAATGATTCTTGGATTGAAAGCAATTCACTTTTTGCATTCGCAGCTTCTTGTTCTGTCAGAGTGCCAGAATCTAAAGCGGTTCTAAGCTCCGTAATCCGATCAATTTGAGATTGAATAGATGAGTTGTTTTCTTCCCATTCACTTCCAGCTTGTTTAGCAGACGTTACTGCTTGCTCTATGGATCTTCTATATGCGCCAACTGCAGTAACTACTCCAAGTAATGCTGTTGCTATAAGCATAAATGGTTGAGCTGATATTGCTGCACCTATACCATAAATTGCACCTTTAATTCCACCACCAGCAGCAACAAAAGCGGCAGAAGTGGCAGTAACGACAGAAGCAAGTCTTGGAAATGCTGTCGTTAAAACCTGCAACATAGCATCAGTTGTTCCGAAGGTTGCACCTAAAACAGTTCCCATTCCTCCAAGTGTTTTAAATGCGGAAACGATGCTCTTTATTCCAACAATTAATCCGCCACCAACAGCAACGGACTTAAATAAACCAAGTTTTTCAGTAAATTTGTCGATGACTTCAAGTACACTTGTAAGCCCATCAACAACAGATTTCATATCATCTCTTTGGAAGAGATTTTGTGCGATTCCGACACCTGTCTCTTTTAAAGCATTGACTTTGTATTCAAGTGACTGTTGAATTGTTGCCATTTCTTTGTCCGCATCTCCAGCAGAGTGAGACATATTATCCATTGCTTCACGAGCAGCGTCGAAGTTTTTGATAGTTGCAGCTACTATTTCAGTACTTTAAGTGGGTTCACAACACCCACCGTTTATTAGTCGTTTTATTTTATAATGTAATTTTATCGTTATATTTTCCGTCTTTTAAACTCTTTACAAATATATTCCATTGCTCTGGAGTATTGTTTCCTTTCCCATATAGGGAATGGTATAACTCATGTATATCTTTTCTAACACATACTCCAAAATGGAGTGTATTTCTTCTTCTGTAAATCTTCTCAAATTCAATCACCTATCATCAATCATTTTTCAAATTAAGTATAAAAAATGCCAGTGCTTTAAACAGCTCTGACGTTTTCTCAAATTTATATGTGTCTATTCCATTCTCTTTTTTCACAAAAACATAGTCTATACCAACAGATTTCAAAAACTGAACCTCTTTGGTATATTGAGTTCTATATTCTTTATCAAACTTTTTCATTTATTTTTTCCTTTTAACGACTAATAAAACCTCATGCTTTCACATGACGCTATGACTATTTCTCCACCCTTCCAAAATAGTAGGAGAGGGGTTTACCTTTTCCATTCAAGGGAATTTCACCCACACCTTTGTTTGTGCCGTACTTCTTATGGCTTTAGTATTCAAGATTTCCACTTTTATTTTATAACCTATTGGTATTCTAAAGCCCCATTACTGGGAATAGTCGATGAACCTTTACCCTCGTCTCATGTACCGTATGATCTACGGGGTACGTTAGGGTACTTGGATGCAAGAGCAGCAATTCCTAATTTATAAAAAATTAGTAAATACGATATTTAGGCTTTTGACCATGTATCATCCTTACGTTTTTTCTGCTTTCGCCCCATCATAGCGTGATTATCTCCGCTATTGTGGTGTAAGGCTTTACACATTACCTGCAATTAAATAAATACTTTTATGCACATTTCTGTACATATGGACAAACTATCTGTCCCTGTCTTTTTCCGGCTAATGCCTCAAGAAGCTGTGCCTGCTGCTTGTCTGTCAGTTCATCATATATTTCACTGATTTCTTCAAGCAACTGGTATGTTGATTTATACTCTGTTTTTGTTTCATCTGTAAATAAGCTAATACCACCTGGATTGGAAGCTGTTTTTGTAAGATCTGCAATTTTACCATTTAATACTTCTACATCATTTGTGTAAGATTCTGTTTCCTCGTCATATCCACGTATTCTCATGGAAATTGTTTTGAAAGCAGTTCCTACAGAATCAGCATCCTGGGTGATCTCAACAGCGGCAGTTTCCAATGCAATTGTTTCTTCCAGAGAGTTGTTAGCCTCTGCCATAGCAGAAGATGATCTTGTAAGCATATTTACAATATCGGCATTAGATGTAGCAGCAGTATTACCAATAATATTGATTTTTGACATTACGCCATCAAGTACATCATCAACATCTACGTCATATGCTTTCATAATAGATACTAAACCATCGGTTGCGGTATCTACATCCATTCCTGGAGAAATAGCAGCGAACTGTGATGAAAGTTTCGCCATTGACTCAGCGGCATCTTTAGAGCTATATCCTAGTCTCGACCAGGCGGAAGCCTGATTAATAATTTCTTCAGTAGAAACACCCATTTCTTTTGCAATTCCATTTGCATTAGAATAGAATGATTCCAAATCCGTATTATTCATTGTGGTGGTTTTTTGCAAATCAACGAGCGCAGTATCAAGATTATAAACTGAATTAATGGCACTTTTTACGCTTCTAATACCAGTATTCATCATATAGCCCATACCGAAAAGTGGGCTTAATTTAGTTATATTCCCAATAAGCTGACCAATTACAGAATTTCCTAAACTTCCAGAAGCTGCAGCAGCAGACTGAATTTCTTTGAACTGATTCGAAACAGCATTTAATTGATTTCCATTCTGTACAGACTGTAATTGGGTTTTAAGTGCTTCAAGTTGTGCACCGTAAATTTTTGCTGCTTTGGTATTACGGTTCATCCAAGTCTCAATCTGATTGCCTAAAACATTTTTCCCGGTTAAAAGTTGTTGGGTGGCGGCAACAGAAGCGGCTTCTGATTTTGCCTCCTTATAA